ATGGTGAGAAATTAAAAATATTAGCTCACGATGAAAGTGGTAAATGGGAACGCCCTGATAACATATTAAACAACTGGAGGGTTACAAAAACAACGTTAAGATTAGGAAGAAGAATAGTTGGTAAATGTATGATGGGTTCTACTTCTAATGCTTTAGACAAAGGAGGACAAAACTTTAAAGATTTATATACGAGATCAAACGTTAGAGAAAGAAATAGAAACGGACAAACAAGTAGTGGTTTATATTCTCTTTTTATTCCAATGGAATGGAACTATGAAGGATACATGGATAAGTTTGGTCAGCCAGTTTTTAACACCCCTAATAAAACAACGTTTGGAGTAGATGGATTACCAATAAATATTGGAGTAATAGAATACTGGGAAAATGAAGTAGAAGGTTTAAAGTCAGATCAAGATGGTTTAAATGAATTTTACAGACAATTTCCTCGTACTGAGAAACACGCTTTTAGAGATGAGAATCAAGAATCTTTATTTAATCTTATAAAGATATATGAACAAATAGACTACAATGAAGATGTAAATAATAAAGCCAATGTTACCCAAGGTAATTTCCAATGGGTCAATGGGATAAAAGATACTCAAGTAGAATTTCACCCTAGTTTAGATGGAAAGTTTATGGTTTCATGGGTTCCACCTAAAAATCTTCAAAATAATGTAATATTAAAAAATGGACATAAATACCCTGGAAACGATCATATCGGAGCATTTGGTTGTGATTCTTATGATATTAGTGGTACTGTCGATGGCCGTGGGTCTAAAGGATCACTTCATGGATTAACTAAATATTCCATGGAAGATGCTCCTCCTCACCAATTCTTTTTGGAGTATATAGAAAGACCTCCTACTGCTGAGATATTTTTTGAAGATGTTCTTATGTCGTTGATATTTTATGGAATGCCTATATTAGCAGAAAATAATAAACCTAGATTATTATACTATCTTAAACGTAGAGGTTATAGAGGTTATAGTATGAATAGACCAGACAAGGTTTGGAATAAGCTTTCAGTAACTGAAAAAGAAATAGGTGGTATACCTAACTCAAGTGAAGATATAAAACAAGCTCATGCAGCCGCTATAGAATCGTACATAGAAAATTATGTTGGATTAACAGAGATGGGTTATGGAGCTATGTATTTTCAAAAAACACTAGAAGATTGGGCAAAATTTAATATAAATAATAGAACAAAGCATGATGCAACCATTAGTTCTGGACTTGCAATCATGGCTTGTAATAGAAACAAATACAAACCAATTGGTGAAAGAACTATGAAAAGACTAGATTTAGGATTAAAAAGATATAACAACAAAGGATCAATTTCTAAAATATTACAATAAATGATTTACACTAATACAAGAAGTTCATTTCCAGATCAGGTAGTACCGGAAGCTGAGAAAATGAGTTGGGAATATGGTTTAAGAGTAGCTAGAGCTATTGAAGGAGAATGGTGGGCAGATTCATTAGGAGGTCAAAGATATTCTAATAATTATAATTTGTTTCACGTAAGAAGACTCTATGCTAGAGGAGAACAATCTATTCAAAAATACAAAGATGAACTATCTATTAATGGAGATTTATCTTACTTAAACCTAGATTGGAAACCTGTACCTATTATACCTAAATTTGTAGATATTGTTGTTAATGGAATGAGTGATAAAATGTACGACATTAAAGCTTACGCTCAAGATCCATCATCTCGTAAAAAAAGAACTCAATACGCTGAAAGACTACATAAAAATATTATCGCTAGAGAATATATTGAACAATTAAAAAAGACTTTAAATGTAGATATAACTAGAGGTTTAGATCAATCTAAAGTTCCTCAAACAGAGGAAGAGCTAGAAATCCACATGCAACTAGATTATAAACAATCAATAGAAATTGCGGAGGAAGAAGCTATAAATAATACTTTAGCAAAAAATAAATTTGAATTAACTAAAACTAGATTTATAAAAGATTTAGTAATACTAGGAATAGGAGCAGTTAAAACTAATTGGAATAAAGCAGAAGGCGTAACTGTCGAATACGTAGACCCCGCCAACTTAGTTTGGTCTTACACTGAAGATCCTAATTTTGAAGATATATATTACGTGGGTGAGGTTAAATCTATTAGTTTATCAGAATTAACTAAACAATTCCCTAACTTAACTAACGACGAGTTAGAACTTATTCAGAAGTATCCTAGTAATGTTAATTACGTAAGAAATTATACAGGTCGAAATAATAACAACACAGTACAAGTATTATATTTTGAATATAAAACTTACGCAGAGCAAGTGTTTAAAATAAAGCAGACTGATCAAGGACTAGAAAAAGCAATAGAAAAAACAGATGAATTCTCGCCACCTCCTAGTGACAACTTTGAAAGAGTTTCAAGAAAAATAGAAGTATTATACCATGGTGCTAAAATTTTAGGACATCCTATAATGCTTCAATGGGAAGTAGCTGAAAATATGACTCGTCCTTTTTCTAACGTTACTAAGGTTAACATGAATTATCAGTTAGTAGCTCCTAGTTTGTATAAGGGACGCATAGAGTCACTAGTAGAAAGAATGATGGGCTTTGCTGATATGATTCAGTTAACGTCTCTTAAAATGCAACAAGTGATATCTAGGATGGTTCCTGATGGTGTGTTTGTAGATGCTGATGGTTTAGCAGAAGTAGATTTAGGTAATGGCACTAAGTATAATCCTGCGGAAGCTTTGAATATGTATTTCCAAACTGGTTCTATTGTAGGTAGATCTTTTACACAAGACGGAGATATGAACCCAGGCAAGGTTCCAATACAAGAACTTAGCGCTTCTAACGGTATGCATAAGATACAAGCTTTAACGAGTACGTATCAATATTATCTCCAAATGATAAGAGATGTAACGGGTCTTAACGAAGCTAGAGACGGTAGTCAACCAAATAAAGACGCATTAGTAGGACTTCAAAAATTAGCTGCTGCTCAATCAAATGTAGCAACTAAGCATATATTAAACGCCTCATTATACTTAACATTAAGAGCGTGCGAGAATGTTTCATTAAGGGTTGCTGACTCTTTACAATTTGACTTAACGAAAGAAGCTTTAATAAATAGTATAAGCTTATATAATGTTAAAACTTTAGAAGAAATTCAAACGCTTCATTTATACGACTTTGGTATATACTTAGAATTAGAACCAGATGAGGAAGAAAAAGCTATGTTAGAACAGAATATTCAAATGGCTTTACAACAACAACAAATTTATTTAGAAGACGCTATCGACATTAGGGAGATTCATAATTTAAAATTAGCTAATAAACTGTTAAAGTTAAAGAGAAAAGAAAAACAAGCTCAAGATCAAAAAGCGCAACAAGCTAATATACAAGCTCAAGCGCAAGCAAATGCTGAGTCGGCAGAAAGAGCGGTTGCAGCAGAAGTACAAAAAGCTCAAGCGTTAGGACAAACTAATGTACAGTTTGAACAAGCTAAAAATCAATTCGCTATTCAAAAAATGCAGCAAGAAGCAGAAATTAAAAAGCAGCTAATGGAAGTTGAATTTCAATACAATATGCAGTTAGCAAGAGTTAAAGCTCAGACAGAAGCTACTAAAGAACAAGAAATTGAAGATAGAAAAGATAAAAGAATAAGAACAGAAGGAACTCAACAAAGTGAAATGATTGCTCAAAGAGAAAATCAAGGGCTACCTATAAACTTTGAAGAGCCAGCTAATGAAATGCCTGGAGGAGGAGCGCCAAACGCTATGGAACCCGGAGATTTTGAGTCAGCTGGCAATGACAACCTAGGTGGTTTTGGAACCGAACAATTCGCGCCTAGATAACACAATTATATTATATTATGGATAACAAAAATTTAGAACCTGTGAAGGAAAAACCTATAGTAGATCCTACTGTAGGCAAATTAAAAGTATCAGATGATGCTAAGAAAAAAACAAAACCTAAGCAGTTAGGAAAAAACAAATCTGAAACTATTAAAGTAGATTTAACTAAAAACAAAAAAGATGCCGTTCAAGAGCCAAGCACAGAGGAAAAAGTGTTACAGCCTGTTACACAAGAATCGGAGAAAAGGGAAGAGAGTGAAGTGGAACTGCAAGCTGTGGGATCGACACACGAAAAAGAAGAACCTACCAAAGAAGTTGAAGAAGTAACGGTAATAGAAGAAACACCAAGCAATACCGTAGCTGAAAAAGAAGAAATTAAACCTGAGTCAGATCTACCAGAAAATGTAGAAAAACTAGTAAGTTTTATAAAAGACACAGGAGGAAATTTAGAAGATTACGTAAGATTAAATAGAGATTATAGTAATGTAAATGAAGACACGTTACTTAAAGAATATTATAAAAAGACTCGTCCACATTTAGATGCAGAAGAAATAGATTTTATTTTAGAAGATAAATTTAAGGTAGATGAAAATTATGACGAGGAAAAAGATATTCGCAAGAAAAAGCTTGCGAAAAAAGAAGAGGTTGCAAAAGCTCATGGATTTTTACAAGACGTTAAAGATAAGTATTACGAAGAAGTAAAAGCTCGTCCTACTATTAATAACGAAACTAGAAAAGCTGTGGATTTTTTCAATCGCTACAAAGACGATCAACAACGCGCAGAGAAACAGCATCAAGAGTTTTCAAACTTAACTAAAAGTTATTTTAATGAAGATTTCAAAGGTTTTGATTTCGATTTAGGAGAAAAGAAATTTAGATATAAGGTTAAAAACCCTGCAGATGTAGCAAACGCCCAAACAAAAATCACTGACTTTTTTAAGACGTTCTTAAATGAAGATGGCAGTGTAAAAGACCATGCTGGGTATCATAAAGCAATTTATGCTGCTCGTAACATGGATTCTATTGCAAATCATTTTTATGAGCAAGGAAAAGCGGATGCAGTAAAAGATGTAGTAGCTAAGTCTAAAAATATTTCTTCTTCACCAAGGCAACAGCCTTCTGAAGAAATATCTTTAAACGGGTTACGCATTAAATCAGTGAGTGGTGTTGATAGTAATAAATTAAAAATTAAGTCTCGAAAGAGAACTTAAATTACTTAAAACTTAAAATTTAAACAATGGCGTTTACAACACAAAATGCAGGATTATTGCCTGCTCCGAGTAAGCAAGCGTTGAACTCAAATTACCTACAATGGACCGATGGTGGTGCTGGTGGAGGTACTTATAATACTGAGTTTGCAGATTTTGCACAACAATACTTACCGGAATTATATGAACAAGAAGTTGAAAGATTTGGTAATAGAACCATTTCTGGATTTCTTAGAATGGTCGGCGCAGAGATGCCGATGACATCTGATCAAGTTATTTGGTCTGAACAAAATAGATTACATGTTAGTTATCAAAATTGTGATTTAGCTGCAGTTGGAAATACTTTAACAATTGATACGGTTAATGTAACAGTTGCTAATCCACACGTAATCAAACCTAATCAAACATTAGTATTAAGTAATCCAACTACCAATGAAACTGTTAAAGTTTTTGTTGATCCAGCTACAGTTACAGCTACTACGGTAGATGTATATATGTATGCTGCTGGTGGTTTTCCTGCATCTTTTGCTGCAGCGACTAACTTAGTATGTTTTGTATATGGTTCTGATTATCAAAAAGGAACTTTAGGTCTTCCTAATGATACAGCTATTACTCCTTCGTTTACTGAATTTAGTAATAGACCAATTATCATAAAAGATCAATATGAGGTTTCTGGATCTGACACAGCTCAAATTGGTTGGGTTGAAGTTGCTACAGAAGACGGAACATCTGGATTCTTATGGTACATGAAAGCTGAGTCTGAAACTAGACTTAGATTTGAAGATTACTTAGAAATGACAGTTGTTGAAGGTGAAATCGCAGCTAATGCCGGTGGTGTTGGTGCGGCTGGTATGCCTTCAGGTGGTGGTACTCAAGGTATGTTCTCTGCTTTAGAAACAAGAGGTAATGTATACGCTGGCTTTGCTGGTGCTGCTGCTCCTGGTTCTGGCGCAATGGCAGACTTTGATGATATACTACAATGGTTAGATTTTCAAGGTGCTATTGAAGAAAACATGTTATTCTTAGACAGAGCTACTGCTCTTGACTTTGATGATATGATTGCTGCTCAAGCTGGTGGAGGTTATTCTTCAGTTGCTTCAGCTTCTTATGGGTTATTTGATAATGCAGAAGAAATGGCATTAAACTTTGGATTCTCAGGTTTTAGAAGAGGTTCTTATGACTTCTACAAGACTGACTGGAAATATCTTAATGACGCTTCTACTAGAGGTTTAGTTAATGATATCAAAGGTGTGTTACTACCTGCAGGAACATCTACGGTTTATGATCAAATGATGGGCGTTAATGTTAGAAGACCTTTCTTACACGTAAGATATAGAGCTTCTGAAACAGACGACAGAAGAATGAAATCTTGGATTACTGGTTCAGTTGGTGGAGCTTATACTTCATCTCTTGATGCTATGGAAGTTCATTATCTTTCTGAAAGATGTCTTTGCGTTCAAGCAGCTAATAACTTCGTATTATTTACGGCTTAATTTATTAAACATTTAAAATATAAAAGTTATGGCACTTATGAAAATAACAGCACTAGACGGATCTGAAAACATCGTAGATGTAGATATTCCGTTGGTGCTTGCAGACAACGCGGTTAACGCAGTAGATATTAAAATCACCGGTGGTACTCAAGACCTAACAATAGAGTTGAATGACGACTTTGCTAGTGACGCTGAGGCTACTGCTGCAGTAAATTCTATGTTAATTGCAAAAGTTGAGGAAGCAGTAAATGATCCTTATCACATTCCTGTGTTAAGTGAGATTTTAGATCCTGCAACTTGGGATAGAAAAAATATGGCTGCTCAAACAGCTTATTTAATAGCAGAATACACAATAGCGTAATCTGAATAATGATCCCGCTTCGGCGGGATCTTTTTTACTTTTTAATTATATTATATTATGTCAATAAAAGAAGAAAATTGGGAGATGAAAGATAGATATTATTATTTATCTCAAAACAAATCTCCATTAACATATACACTAAGCTCTAAGCATACATCAAGATTTCCATTAATGTATTTTGATGAAGAGAAAGGGTATAATAGAGAATTAAGATATGCTTCAAATCAGAAAAGTGTATTTGTAGACGAACAAGAAGGACCATCAACTTTAAAACATATAATGTTTAAAGATGGTGTTCTACACGTTCCTAAACAACAACAAGCTTTACAAAAACTACTTTCATTATATCACCCACATAAGGGAATTAGATATCATGAAAAAGATGACGTTGTAATTGCAGAAGATGATTTACAAGATACAGAAGTAGAAATCATGGCATTAAATGCTGCGTGGAATATGGAAGTAGATCAAGCTGAAGCTATTCTTAGAGTTGAAAAAGGATCTACAGTTTCTAGCTTGAGTTCAAAAGAAATAAAAAGAGATCTTATGGTGTTCGCAAGAAGACAGCCGAGATTGTTTATTGAACTTGCTCAAGATGAAAATGTACAACTTAGAAACTTTGCTATAAAAGCTACAGAATTAGGAATTATTAAATTAGCTCAAGACCAAAGAACCTTTAAATGGGGTTCTAATGGAAGAAAACTAATGAATGTTCCTTTTGATGAGAATCCATATTCAGCAATTGCTGCTTGGTTCCAAACAGACGAAGGTTTAGAAGTATATAAATCTATAGAAAAAAGATTGGATTAAAACACTCTTTTTATATGTGATACTATTAAAGGCGGCATTCTCGCCGCCTTTTTTTATAATAAAAATATTACAAATGGGTATAAATGTAAACACAGTTTATCAAACCGTGTTGTTGATTTTGAATAAAGAGCAAAGAGGTTACTTAACTCCTTATGAATTTAACAATATAGCTACACAAGTTCAATTAGAAATATTTGAAGAATATTTTGAAACTGAAAATCAACAATTAAGAATTCCTCAAAACGAAAGCGAATATGGTGATAGACAGAAAAATATTGATGATTTAATTTCCCCATTTAAAGAAATTCAGTCTTTAAGTCCTAGTTGGGTAGCCGCAAACGAATATGATACGTCAACGTTGCCAACAGAAATCCATAGAATTGGGACTGTTATATATAAAGACGAACAAGAAGTAGAAAGAGTTGAGCGCAATGATTGGTTAAGGATTAACATGTCTAAGTTAACTAGACCATCTGAAGATTATCCTCTTTACTTATATGAGAATAATAAAATTATTATTCAACCTCCAAACCTGGTTAGTATAGATCCTACTACAGGTGTACCTTATGATCAGTTCTATGTTTCCTACATAAGAAAACCTAAAGATGTAGTTTGGGCTTACACTGTAGACCTTGGAAATGGAGCATATTTATATAGCGAAACTGGTGGTGGTGGTGTAATACCAAATACTGGTTCTCAAGATTTTGAAATAAACTCCGTTGATCAAGTAGAGGTGGTTTTAAACATTTTAAAGTACACTGGAGTAGTTATTAGAGACCCACAAATAGTACAAGCGGCAACTCAAGAATTAGCTGCAATTGAAATGAATCAAAAAAGATAAAAAATGGCAAACTCTCCCGATGGTGGTTTCATAAATGAAACTAATGAACAATATTACGTAGGTCATCAAGCTAGAGTAGCAGACGGTAGCACCTCTTACACTTTTACATTTGACGAAGTCTTGAGTATGGCTGATGCCGCTTCTCCTACAACTGCTACAGATTGGTCGTCATGGAATCCAAATGATCCTAATTTTATGTTAAATAATTTTGACTTAATGATTAGTACTGGTGGTTTAGATCCATATGTGTTGTGGGATGGGACTAATGGTGGTATAGCTGGTGGTCCTTATGGATTTAAAATATCTAAATTTTCAGAAACACAAAACTGGAGTACGATTGAATTTTACGATATAAATACGGGACTACCTGCTAATGCGGTAGCAACTGGCTATTATATACAAGTAAGATTAAAAAGCTCACTGGTAGACGGGGCGCCTAATTATGGAGATTATCAATATATAAAATTAACAGATATTGTTAATAATTTCATGATTGGTTATGTAGGAGCAGGAAAACTAATTCCACACGCGAAAAGAACTGATATAATGTTTCATGCTAAAAGAGGTTTACAAGAATTTAGCTACGATACATTAAAAGTAATGAAGTCTCAAGAACTAACTATTCCTCCAACACTATCCGTTATTCTTCCACAAGATTACGTTAATTATGTTAATGTATCATGGGTAGATAGAAATGGTGTTAAACACATTATATATCCAACTTCTTTAACTAGTAATCCGGCTGAAGCTCCTTTACAAGATCAAAACATAACTCAAAACAGTAATTATGGTTTTGCTTTTCCTTCTGAAGGATATGGTATACCCATGCAAGATCAATTTGGAGAAAACTTAGAAGGAACTTCTATGACAGAGGAAAGATGGGACAGTATAAAGAACGATGTTTTCTTTCCAGATCCAGAAGTGAATTATACAGAATACGGAGTATATGATATAGCTAAAGGGCTGTTGGGTCAACAATATGGGTTACAACCAGAAATCTATCAAAAAAATGGATGGTTTACTATAAATGATAGAGAAGGAAAAATATCTTTTAGTAGCAATCTTAGAGAACGACTAATAATATTAGAATACATATCTGATGGTTTAGCATATGATAGCGAAACTAAGGTGCCTAAAATGGCGGAAGAAGCCATGTATATGCACATCGCTTACAATGTTTTAGCAGGAAGAGCAAATGTTCAAGAATATGTAGTTCAAAGATTTAAGAAAGATAGAAGAGCGGCATTAAGAAACGCTAAGATTAGATTATCAAATATTAAATTAGACGAGTTTGTTCAAGTGATGAGAGGCAAGTCTAAGTGGATTAAACATTAATTAAATGGCAGAGTTAAAAAACACTTTCATTCAGTCTAAAATGAACAAGGACATGGATGGCAGGATTTTACCTAACGGACAATATAGAGATGCTAGAAACGTTCAAATAAGTAAATCTGAAGGAAGTGACGTTGGAGCGTTAGAGAATATGTTAGGTAATGAGTTGCTTTCATCTTTTGGGTTAACAGATCCTAATTTAGAGATTATTGGCCACTTGATGGATGATGGAACAAATACTATATTCTTGTTTTTAACAAACTATAGCGATTCTTCTATTAGTCAACTAGAAAACAATACTAACAATTTAACTCAAGTACAAAATTATATAATATCCTACAACACTGCTAATAACTCATTTAAGATTTTAGTCACTGGTAGTTTTTTAAACTTTTCTAAAACACACCCTATTATAGGGGTAAATTTATTAGAAACTTTACTTTTTTGGACAGACAATAGAAACCAACCTCGTAAAATAAATATTACTTTAGCTAATGATTTAGGATACTATACTAATGAAGATCAAATATCTGTTGCTAAATATTATCCATATTCTCCTATCTCTCTTCTCACTCCCAACACGGATCCTAGAATTTTATTTGATGCTACAATGCAAGATGTAGTAAGTGAGTATTTACCTATACACGCAGCGGCTAAAGTTTTTGCTGATCCGACTTCGGTCTTAGGCACTGCTACAATTATACTAGACGGTGTATATACTAATATAAAACCTACCATTGGTTCTGGAAATGGAGATAGAGTTACTGGCATGCATGTTGATCGCGCGGGTTCAACTGATCCTATAGTTTTTACTGTAACTTTAGATCAACCCTCGTCTCAAACTATTATCACAATGGATGCGGAAGTGGTTTCAGAATTAAAAGCAGATGATATAATTTATTTTCAAAGACAAAACCCATTATATAACCAAACTTGGAATGGAGATCCTGAATTTTTAAAAGATAAATTTGCTAGAGTAAGTTATAGGTTTAAATTTGTAGATGGAGAATATTCTCTTAGTGCTCCATTTACTCAAACATTATTTGTTCCGCAACAAGATGGGTATTTTCTTGGTAATAACGCTCCTAATAGTGACGAAGATCAAGCTTTAGTCGGTCAAGAGTCCGGCACTTTTGATAGCACTGTGGTAGAGTTTATGGAAAATAAAATTAACAACATTGACTTTATCATTGATAGTCCTACTTGGAGCATTGAAGGTACACCATATTTATGGAATGAAGTTAACAGTGAACTACATATAATTGAAATTGATATTCTGTATAAAGAAGCTTCTAATGAAAATATTTTTATATTAGATACTTTAACTTTAGAGGATTTTGGATCTAATACCACTGATACTATAGTTTATAATTATCAAAGTAGAAAACCATGGAAAGTCTTACCAGAGAGAGAGTTAACGAGAGTAAGTGATCAAGTTCCTATTAGAGCTCTAGCACAAGAGGTTTCTGGTAATAGAGTTATATATGGTAATTTTATAGATAAACATTCATCTCCTATAAACCTAGATTATAGTATTCAAATAAATCCTAAAACTGCCATTCCAAACTATCTCGATGGTGCTGCAAGGTTTGATAAAAACAATTATATAAGAAAAGAATACCAAAATCATACATTAAAGCAAAATAGAACTTATCAAGTTGGAGTTGTTTTATCCGATAGATATGGTAGACAATCAAACGTTATATTGTCTAGTATTTTCACCAGTACTAGTCCGGTTAGTGGAGACACCATTTACCATCCTTATAGATCAGTTGAAGATCAAATAATAAATGACAAGTTTAACGCCGGTTATGTTCCTGGTGATGAAACAATTCCAGACACGTGGCCTGGAGATATGTTAAATATAATATTCTACAATACTATTCCTTCAGAACAAGTAAATGGTTATCCGGGTACTTATAGCATAAACGATGGTTCTATTTCGGAGTTAATAGTTAACTACACTATGAGTGAGCCTTTTGTTGGTCCTTGTGGTCCTTATACAACTAACTTAACAGACGCTAAAACTGGAGATGTTATGGGTACTGTTACTTTTAGTGTATTAGCTGATGGAACTATAGTAATAGAAAACATAAATCAAGATCCTACATATACAGCTACATCAGGTCAAAATTGGACTATTGATTGGGGACTTACTCCTATCCCACCTCCTCCATGTGATGGGAATATTGATAAAGAATTATTTGGTAATCTTAAAACTTCACAAGATAGACAATTAGGTTGGTATAGCTATAAAATTGTAGTTAAACAAACTGAACAAGAATATTATAATGTATATTTACCTGGTGCTATGGCAGGTTATCCATGTGATCAAACTGGTGTAACACCTGACGAACCAGAAGACTACCCAACTGTAGAATTTGATTTTCCTAAAGGTCAATATGAGGACACGTGTCATATTGTGTTATTTGGAGATAATATAAATAAAGTTCCAAGAGATTTAACAGAAGTTGGACCACAGCAGCAAAAGTTTAAAAGTAGTGTTAGATTATTTGGAAGAGTAGAAAACTTCATTGACGAACCAACTGGTGGTGACGCTTCTTGGTCTAACAGGCAATATGATCCAGGAGCTAAATGGGATATTGCAGTTACTATAGGTAAAATGACGGAGTTAGGTTTAGGAGATTTAACACTTAATCCTGTAGATAAAACTATTCCTCCTTTATTTTATCAAGGAACAACAGACCCACTAATTGGAAGAATAAAAACTAGAAATGAATTCGGGCAGCAACAAGCTTGTGGTAGTGGTGATACTCCTTACTCATATGGTCCTGTATTAGCTGTTTATGAAACTGCTCCTGTAGAGTCAAAATTAGAAATATTTTGGGAAACTACTACCTCAGGATTAATAAGTGATCTAAACTTTAGTATTTTAAATGAGGATAATACTATACCTGAAGGTATTACAAACCCTACTATTTTGTGGACTGAAGCTCAAGAATATGGAGATTATATTTCAGGAACATTTGAAGCAGCTGATCAATATGGAAATGGATTAGGTCCTACATGTGAAATAGAGTTAACACAGGTTATTAGAGCGGATGGAACTGTATGTACGCCTCAATTTGAACTAGAAGAACAAGGAGTTGGAACAGGGGAATATCAAATAAAAATTGCTCCTCACAGTTATAGCAGTAATCCTGGCTTTCTTTGTTGGGAAGATAATACTAAGAATAATTATACTTTTTATTTTAACATAATAAAAGATGATGGAATTTCTCCTATTACTACTACTACTGCTACAGCTCCAGGAAACTTATATAATGAAGATCCTAAACCTAGAGGTTTTCAATCTCTAAATCATGGTCAAATATTAAAAGATAATATATTTAATAATTGGGCTGTAATGTACAGTGAAAATGAAATTCCAAAGATTTACCCATCAAATAATACTCCATGTGAAGGAGGTGGAATAGGTAGTTGTGAAACTGCGCCTGGTTTTCCAGCGTATGGATTGATTTCTACAGCAGATTCAGTTACTGGAGGAGCATATAGGTTACTGTCACGAGATGTTCCACAATCAGCAACTTTGCCAGGTTTTCTTGAATATCAAATAAGAACCATGCAAAGAAGTAGAACAGATGCTGAATCTACATCTGCCTATGGATCTCCGGCTGGATGGAACTGTGAATATTCTACCGGATGTCCTCAACCTGTACAAACAATTGACTATCCTTGGGCGGTTTTCGATGGAAAATTTCAAGCGGCGTCAGGTGCTTTTGGTTCTGATCCCCCAGCTTTTCCAGGATCTGCGTATATTGGTAATGAAATAGTTTATACTATTCCAAGAATGTATCAAGTTAGTATGATTGGTGTTTTGGGCTTTTTTACAACGCCAGGCGATTTACCATGTCGAACTCAAGAAGTTATATTTGGAGTTCCTTATGCTCCTGGTGTAGCAGCTGGGCAAGCATGGTTTGGAACTGATAATAGTAGAATTCCTTCAGGTCCTATTTATTGGAATTTTGATCCTACTGGAAATCAACAAAACTTTTCAATGGGTGGAGAAGAATTAGTAGGACAAAGGTATAATGGAGGTACACCTAATTTTAGACATTATTGGGAGGATATTGCAGAAATTATTGAAACACTATATCCTGCATGGCCTGGAGGAGGGCAAATTGCAGGCGCTCCTGATATGGTTAAACTACAACAAGGTTATAATACGTTTTACACTCCAAATGGAAACGGTACTGAACTACTTGGTACTCCACTTGGACCTACAAACGCTGGCGGATATGGAGGTTATTTAGGTGGAATTAATGAAGATGGTATAGGACCAGAAAATGGATTAATGAAGTTCTTTCCCGTAACTGAACCTTTAGTTACAGATTCTAACGGAAAAACAGCTCCAAGAATAGGGTATATTCACGCAGGAAGCCCTAACTATCCATCTGCAGCTTTTACTGGCCTAATAGAAGAACTAACAGACCCCATACAAGGTAACTGCATACCCGGTGGTAGATATGTAGTAACACTACGAGCTACTGATAGAAGTTCAATAACACCCGCAAATCCAAGTGGAAGTTATTATGAATGGGATGTTCCTATAACTATATCCATGTGGAATGCAGGCGGACAAGGTTGTTTAGACAATAATACATAGTAATTAACAATAAATATAAGTGATCATAAATTATGGCATATCAATTACCTATAAAATATTTTAATTCCTTTTGGCTAAAGAAAGTAGTAGGATCTTCTAACGTAAATCCAGAAGATCAAATCACAGCTGGTGGTGCGGTGTATCAATATGAATCTACTGTAACCACATATGTTGAAGGAGGATTAGGGTCTGGTGGTCAATATTTTTTACCTACTTGGCCTGGATTACCTTGGGGTTGGACTTTAAGCCGTCCTGATCCAGTTAATCCTGGAGTAGATTTAGCTTACCCTTGTTTTCCATGGGGTGGTGGAGATTGGAATGGCGGTACCTTGCCACCTGATTGTCATCCAGGTCCTTTTTTCCCTGGTTGTGATTTTTGTGGAGGAAGTTTAGTTAATAGAAAAGATGACTTGCCTCAAGGTTTAAAAAGAAGTTGGTTTGTAGAAGAAGCTAGAATAAGAGGAGGGTTTAATAATACCTCTGTTTCTTTTGGTGTTAAAGCTTTTTTAGTAGATGATATTAATGAACAACAACATCGCGTTAGTAGTTTAATATACTCAGGTATATTTAATTCTAAAACAGGTGTTAATAATACAAACGTGTTTTCAACTGCTGAAGCTATTACAAAATCAGTAGATCCAAGTAATGGTTCTATCCAGAGGTTATATGCTTATGATACCAATCTTACTATATTTCAAGAGAATAAAGTAAGTAAAGCTTTAATTGATAAAGACGCTATATACTCTGCGGAAGGCGCAGGAACTCCTGTTTCTTCTACTCAACTAGTTATTGGTCAAATAGTACCTTACGTAGGTGAATATGGAATTAGCAATAACCCTGAGTCTTGGTCTCAATTTGGTTTTAGACAATATTTTGCTGATGTAAATAGAGGAACTGTATTAAGATTGTCTAGAGATGGTATAACTGAAATTGGGGCTTATGGAATGACAGATTGGTTTAGGGATAATTTAAGTCTTATAAAAGAAACTCCTGTCCCTACTGTTAATACATACGACGCTGAAGCGGTTGATTTGAGGCCAGAAGAATACACTATATTCTTTACTATTACCAACCAAGATGCAGACTGTGATTGTACAAATATTCCAGTAGGAGCAGTTATAGAAATAAACGGTATTAGTTTAAATAACTTTTTTGTAGTAGATGTTGATAACTTAGGTGAAACATGCGTTATAACGGCTAATCAAGCTTTTATATTTAGTGATTTTGGTTTAGCGGGATGGAATGAGCTTGATACAGCCTCTTTTTTAACCACTGTTAAAGATAGAGTACTAGGTGGTTTTGATACGCATAGCAAAAACTACACTATATCTTTACAAACTTATCAACCTAATACTGGCTGTGTTCCTGATATTAGTAGTTCAACGTTAGGTTTTGATGAAGCTATAAATGGATGGGTGAGTTTTTATGATTACACCCCATCGTTTTTAGACAGTTTGAAAAATGAATTTTTCACTGGAACAGGTTATTCTTTATATAAACAATATTCAGAAATACCAAACACTAGAGGTGTATTTTATGGAGTTTCTAATAAATCCAGTATTGAGTTTATATTTAATAACAATCCCTCTATAGTTAAAAACTTTTTAACAGTAGGATATGAAGGTACTAACGGTTGGATGATAGACCATTTTATAAGTGATGCTACAGAAGAAAACTATTCACCTTTTTCTCCTATTGCCCCTCCTTTACCAGGTGCTGTTTGGTATCCTAGTAATGATATAACTAATCCAGTATTAAGTTATGTAGAAGGAACATATTTTGACCCAGTTTCCCAACAGCCGTTACATGCTGGTTTTGATAGGAAAGAAAACAGATACGTAGCTAATTTAGTAAACACTTCAAGTGGACAAAGAGGCGAAGTTGTATTTGGAGGACAAGTTAGTGGTATTAAAGGATATTTTGCTACAGTTAAACTTTCCACAGATACCGTTACTGATTTAGGGGGAATGAAAGAATTATATGCTGTAAATAGTGAAATAGTAAAATCATCATAATAAAATAAAATGAAATTAAATATAAGATCTTTGAACGATACTGATTGGGACGTTCTTCAAGAATGGTGGAAGCAATGGCCTGAATGGGTTGCTCCTGCTAGAGATTTTTTACCAAACAATGGCAAGTGCGGTTTTATGGTAGAAAAAAACGATAAACCAATAATAGCAGGATTTGTGTATTTAACAAACTCTAAGACAGCTTTGTTGGAATGGATTATATCAGATCCTGAATATAGAGAAAGTGATAGAAAAGACGCCTTAGAGATGCTGATTAACACATCAGAAGGGTATTGTAAAGAACTAGGATACAAGTATATGTTCAGTGTTTGTAGAAGTAAAAAACTTATAGAAACACATAGGAAATTAAATTGGGCTGTTGACGATGATCCAGCTTATGAATTAGTAAAAGTTATAAATTAAAATTATGGGAGCAATGACTGCAATGGCTGTTATTGGGGGAGTGGCAATGGCTGCTTCTGCTATAGGAGCTGGAATAGAAGCAAAAAACGCACGAGATGCAAAAGAAGTCTTAGATGGTCAAATGGAGACATTAAGAGAATCTATGCCTACACCTATTAATCCTTATGAAGGAATAGAGTTTAGTAATGAATACGCAAATTTAGGAGTAGCTACCGGAGCTGCAGAATTTCAAGCAGAACAAAGTGATTTAGCTTTAGCTAATACTTTAGACGCTATGAAAGCTGGTGGCTATGGTGGTGGTGGTGCTACTGCTTTAGCTAAAATGGCTGCTCAAAGTAAGAAACAAGTTGCTATTAGCTTGGAACAACAAGAAATGGCTAACAACAAGCTTAGAGCTCAAGGAGCCATGGAAGCACAGAAACTTAATAATCAAGCAGCGGTCGCGGGGAGACAGTATTTATATGAAGCTCAAGATAAAACCTGGGAAAGAGATGCAGATAGATTACAAGGTCAAATCGATCAAGAACGTGCAGCTGAAGCTCAGTATACGAGTGATATGTGGGGAGCAATTGGAGGTTTTGGATCTAGTATGATGGGTGCTGCAGGTAACATTGATTCAGGTGCTGCATCAACTACCACACCATCAACTACTACACCTTAATAAAAATTATATAAATGGGAACATATAGACAACCTGGTATTTACGTTCATAAAGGATATGAGCAGTTTAACAAAGCAATGGCTGAAGGTAATAAAAACTTTCTTGCTACATATGCGGCAGCACAAAAACAAAAAACTGCAAACAAAAAAGCAAACGAAAAGTTATTAAGGGATGCTAAGAAAGATTATGATAAATGGGGTGATATTGTTTTAGATGCTAAAAAGTTTGCCACAGATCAAGGAGTTACTTTTGATAAAGATCTTCAAGCAATGATTGATGGTTGGGGACAAGAGTTTTATGATTTACTAGGGGTTAATACTAAAGAAGCTCAAGATAGAATAACCCAGCTAAAAGGATACCCTGATCAAATTGCTCGTATGCTAGCGTCAGGTCAAGAAATTAGTAAAGAATATGAAAACTCTTTTAATATTCCCAGTGGGAAAGGAAGCGTAGATAAAGCAAGAACTTCTCAAGATCATTTAGCTTTTGGGGCAAATATATTTCATAATGGAGGAAATTATATTACGCCTTATGAAGAAGAAGATGCAAATGGTAATAAAACCGGAAACATTTTAGCTCATTATAGTAAACCGGCAGTTATAAACAATGGAGTTGTTGAAGAACCTGCACGTGAATTTTATTTAGATACAGATGCTTTATACTCTCAACTTACTGACGAAAAATCTCCATTTAGGTTTATATATACTAAAGGAGATTTAAAAGAAACGTTTAATCCTATGATGGATTTAGCCAAAGGGGAAACTAAAGTAAATGATCAAGGTAAACAAGTTAAAGGAGATAGATGGTATGGAAATGCTGCTAAAGAAACTGAAGTTATATCATATGAAGCAGTTGATGTTAACGACCCTAATTATGACCCTACGAGACCTTACAAAGAAATTGTAACAGTTACCACTGGATATCAAAATGATCAAAACATGGGTGCTTTAAGACACTCTTTAGAAACTGTTAATTTAAATAGTTTGATGGCAACAGGAGAAGCCAGTTGGATGTTTGATGATGTTATTTCTTGGGCAAGAGAAAAATATGCTACTGATCCTGCTTTCAGTGAAGGGGGAATGGATCAAGACGAAACTACGGTTGATGATAATTTATTTACTGCAGATAGTAATGGTGACTTAGTTCAAATCCCATGGATATCCGATCCTACTTCGCCTACATCTGCATATGCCGGAACAAGTTCTGATTATAAAAAAGTCTCTGAAGTACAACATGCTATATTTAATAAATATGCTAAAGAGTGGATGATGGATCCGGAAAATGGGTTAGTTCCTGAGGACGTGTCAAGAATTAAAAAAGAAAAATATATTACAGAAAAAGATTACAACAAGAAATCTGTTGGTCGTAGTGGTGGTAGAGGTGGTTACACTCCTACTATAAAGGCTCAAATTGCTTATGGTAATAAACCTAAACCAGAGTTAAAAGATGACAGATATACAGGTAAATCTCTCACTCCTTATCAATATGATATAGCAAAAGCTGAAGATATAGTTTTCACTATTATACCTGGTAAACAAGGTAAGGATGGTATTGATTTTAATGCTCCTAATAGTGTAGATAAAGTGAGAGACAATTTAGTTGCGCAATTAAACGATTCGCACATGGTTGGAGGAAATTATAAAAAGAATAGGGTAAAATATCCTAAGTTTCTTACTCCTGCTAACGCGGTTAAAGAATTGGAAAAGAAAAAGAAAATTATAGTTAAAGCTGGTGGAGATACAAGCGCTATTGACGCGGCTATTAAGAAGTATTCAACTTTAGGAAATAATCAATACGTTAAAAGTGGTGGTGGTAAACTAACAGTTGAAACCATTACTGATAGTGATACTGATAGTATATTTGCTTTTGTTAAAAACAAGTTACATGAATATAATGGGTTATACGATGCGACCCAGTCTTTTGAAAGTAAATTTAATAAATAATACATGGTTGACAATCCAGGAGAATTTGATTTCGATATAGATCTCGAAGAAGAAGTAACTACAGACGGTAAGGGAAATGAAAATACTAGTAATCCACCTAGTAGTAATGACGATGATTTATCTTTTGATATAGATCTGAACGCTACGTATTCTCAAGCCGATGGAGAAAATGATTCACTTGAAGAAAATGGAGATGATGATGATCCTAAAAAAGACTTGAGTACTGACGATAAGTATAAGTTAAAAAAGATTATTGAAAAAGTTACAGCTGGGTTTCAAGTTAAAGCTGATGAATTAGATTTACTAAGTAGAGGAGGATATCAATGGTTTATTCCTGAACGAAACCAAAATGGAAGAGTAACTAATTGGAAACAAACCGTAGATGATATTGCAAAATATTTAAACGAAGTACAAAATAATTTTCCTTCTTGGAGTGAAGTAGAAGATGAATTAAACGCTGGAGGTGGAATTGTTTTTGGTAAAGACATGCAAAGGCTTGAACGACAAAGGTGGACTAAAACTCATGAAGCTCATTTACAGTCTATGGCTATTAACCCTGAGAATAACCCAAGAATTTTCAACGGACAATTTGATCAGTTTGGTTTAAATCAAAATCAAGATCCAAATGATTGGGTTTATGTAGAGAGTGACATGGGAAAACGCATGATTAATAAAAATGATAACATGTATTTTCCTCATCACAAACAATGGGCTGCTGAAGATGAATATTTTCAAACAGGGGAGATACCACAGGGTTGGGAAGGAGAGCAGGCAGTAGGTACACCTTGGGATCCAGCATATAGCGATGTAAATAAAGATAGTCACTATTGGAGCTCTACTGATCATAAGTATAAAATAAACCCTGAAGTAAAAGTAACTGAGTCTAAAGGATGGAATCCTAGTCAATTACCAATAGGAGATTTTGAAAAAGTAGTTAAAGCCGCAAATAGATTTAATCAGTCAACTGATCTTTTTAAGGGATCTAGAAGTACCGTAGAAGGAGACGTGGAATACAACATGATACAGCGAAACGTTTCTCCTATTGTTTTTAAAGATGGTGTTATGATAAGTAATATCCATAATCAAGATACTGAAGGTTATATGGGTAGATGGAGTAATCCAGTTCCAGCAGACGTTAAAACAGATCTATTTGATAGAAGCACGTGGCGTGACCAAAGAGAAGGCGGTAGCCAAGGTGTGATTTTAAGAGATGAAAGAAACCTATTGGACTACGAATTAATAAAAGAGATTTTACTTTCTGCGAGGCCATATGAAAAAATAGTTACTTTAGGATATAATAATTCAGCAGTTGAACAAGCGTTAAAAGAATGGGGATTTACTCACGCTGCAATGCGAGATTGGAGACATAGTGCGGATGACAATTTGTTGTTTGTTTTTCCTTGGGGAACTAAAATGGAAGGCGGAGGTCTTACTAGTGTTGGAGAAAACAAAATGAATGAGTATATAGGTCAATATATAAACTCTGCTCCTCAGTTTGAAAACGCTAGAAAGTTAATGGAAAAAGAAGCAGCCACTACTTTAGAGTATGATGACTTTACTAAGAAATTAAACGCATTACCACCGGAATCAAAAATTACTTATCTAGAAGCTAAAGAAAAATTTGATATTACTAGCGTAATGAAACAGTATAATGTAAGTTATATTGAAGCTCAGGACATGATTAAAACTAATGAAACCTGGGGTTTAGGTATTTCATTAGCTGGCACTCCAGGTTTTACAGATATATTGTCTTTTCAAGAACTTTTAAACAAAGATCAAGAAACAAGACGTAAGATAAATGCTAGGCAAGTTCAATTTGATCATCTTACGCATGTGATGAAAGGTAATTTGCCAGACAACTGGGATCAATGGCAAGCTGACGCGTTAATTAAAAATATAAAAAACGCACCTAGTAGTGAACATAGAGTTCAAGCTACTAGAGTTTATAAGCGTTGGTTAAATGACAACTACGGTGGATACTTTACTGATAACATGGATTCAGGTGTAGCATCAGATAGGATTGATGATTTTAAAATGTTATTTGACCCTTCAACCAACAATTTTGTAAGCTATAAAACTGCTACTAAAGAGCAAAAAGCAGAATGGTTACCAGCAGAAGAATATATTAACACTTTAATGACTCAAGGAGTAATACCAACAAATAAAAATCAAATGTTGGAGTTGATGTTAGATAAAGAGTTTCAAATGGTAGCTATAGCCCAACAAATTTTTGGACAAGAGAGAGATGTTTTAAATCAAATGAGCGCTGGTACCGCTATTTTACAGGGAGCATTCACTGGTGAAGTACCAGATGAATTTAAACAAATTGAAATTATAGCCAAAAAAGGAGAATTAGTAAGAGATGGATACGAAAGAATCGAAGGAGTATATAATGTTCCTATAGTAAAAAGATGGAATACGTTGGTAAAGGAATTTACAATTCTATCGGAGGCGTATTACATGAATTATGATCCTACAACTATTGAAAAAGAAGGATTTTTTGGAGGCGTTGCTGCGGGAACCTCTGCTATAGTAGGTTTTGATTACTCTTCTCAAATAGACGAAAGTAAAGCTGTAGCAAACGCGTTGCAAGAAATTGGTGTAGAGTTTACCCAACAAGAATTAGACGCTTTATATACTCCAACTGTAGCAAATAATATTGGATATGGTACACCAGGATTTATCATGATGGCTGGAGAATTTGCTTTAACTAGCTGGGCAACTGGAGGTTTAGGTTTATTAGGTATGAGTAACAAACTTGCTCGTGTACCATACATGCTTAGAAATATAGCGAAAGTAGATAAGTATGGTAAATTAGGTTTATCAGGATATAGTAAATTTGGTAAAGTATATACTGATTATATGGGAGCTACTATAAATAATATGGCTCAAATCTCTATTCGTAATGGTTGGACAAGTGCATTATATGATGCAGAACCTCTAAACCCAGCTTTTGGTTTCTTTGCTGCTCCTGGTGGTAAACTTATTGATGATTTTTCTAAATGGCAACTTAGTGGTAAGAGTGGTTTTTGGAACGACATGGCTATGCTTCAAAAAGAGCTGCCTGGAGCTAATTTGATAGGTGGCGCTGCTAATGTAGTAGCTAAAGGTGTTACTAGTACAGGTTTAATGACTGGTGGTGAAATGGCAGTGATAGGGTGGGAAACAGCCACTGGTGATATTAGCGTAGAAGAAGCTCATGATAGAATGCATACTACATTAAACCCACAACATTTGTTTGAGGTGTTTTCTCAATGTTTGATTGTGTCAAACATGAATCCTATTAAACCAGTAAGAGAAATAAAAGAAAGAGCTGAAGCGGATATTAATATATTAACTAAAGGGAAATATCAAAGAAAACAATATGCTAAAAAACTAAACACTGAGTATGATTACATCTTTGAAGAAGGTATTGGTTTAGATGAACAGCAAGCAAGAATAGAATTAGCCAAAAAGAAATTAATTGAGACCGAAGGCGGAATGGGTCTGGAAGCTTATAACAATATAAAAAGAGCAGCAGATAAATTAGGTATTGACTTTTTTGGTTTTAATAAAGCAGGAGGTTGGGAAAATTTTAATCTTGAAACTTTTAATAAAGTATGGAACCAAATTGTTACAGAAAAAGGAGCTAATAATATTACCAACGAACAGCATGCAGCTGCGAGACAAATAAAAACAGCTTTAGAAATGGACATGGCTGGACCTATACGAAAGACAGCAGAAATTGACATGAATGCTAAAGAGTTAGAAACTCAAACCATGTTAGATGCTATGAAGTATGAGTTTGAAAACGAGTTAAATCCTGGTTTAAAGATGTTAGGTTGGGTGGATAATTTTGCAAAGAGAAGAGAAAAGAATTTAGGTTATAGTGCAACAGACATCGAAGTTTTAGGGTCATTAACAAAAGCTCAATTAGAAATGATTTTGGGTGAAAACCCTACCATGACTAGAGTTAATATTTCTATAGAAGGATCTAATATTCAACTTGCTAGAAAAATCGTAGCTCAAAGAAATAATAAAGGTTTTAAACCTGGAAGCACTTTAGGTAATAAATGGGTTGAAGCAGCTTGGGAACAAGCAGCACTAAGAAGAAAACAAAAAGATCTTAGTAAAGATAAAGGAGAAGATGGTGGTAATTTTAATGAAAATTTAGAAGCTTTTTATGAAGAAAGTATAGTAAAGAAACAAGCTGAGATGGATAAATTAGAAGCAGAGAATGATGTGCTTCTTGAAACTGAACGACAAAAAAATATAGAGTTATCTAGACAAGAAGGTAATGTTGAAGCTTATGAAATGGGTACTAGCTTTTGGACTAGAATGGAACAATTAGATCAAATAGAAGGAATCATTGAAACCCATGCTAATGCTACAGAAAAAGCAGCGTTAAACGTTTTAGATAACAAAATAAAACAAATTGAAAAAGAAAATCCTGCAGATGCTCAAAAACAAATTGATGAATTAAAATTTCAAAAAGCTGAAATATTAAACAATCTTAAAGATTTAGATGTAAAAGGAATGAACTTAAATGTTGATGGTGTTCCTACTACAATCTTAAATGTAGAAGCCATGCGTAAGCTTAAGGATGTTAGTGCTAGTATACACGAAGGACTTCATCCTTATTTTAATAAAGTATTAAAAGGTAAAGACACTAACGCTTTTATTTCTGAATTTAAAAATCAACTATCTGAATACGAATACAACACTGTATTAGAGAAAGTGAAAAAACATCCTGACTTTAAAAATGGCCAAAACCCTAACACAATAGAATGGTTAAACCTATATGCAGATGCTTTGATAAAAGGGGAGTTAGGGTGGAATGGTGAAACCATGACAGGAATAGGAGATATTCTTGAGTCTAAAATCAGAAATGAATCAGCAGCTGAAAGCGCGGTGATAGAAACGCCGCAAGATGTTTATAATTTTCTTAGGAATGTAGTTCTTCCAAATGTAGAAGGAGGGAAAGTTACAAAGCAAGTTCTTGAAGCTATGTCAACTGAAGTTACTTCTGAAAACGCGGGAAGTCCTGCGTTGTCTGCTAAGGAAACTAAAAGCTTAGAACAAGAGTTGGTTGATATGCAAGCTGCAAAACAAGCTTCTATTGATGGTTATTTAGAAGCTGTTAACAAAGAGAAAAAAGGAGAAATTTCTTTTGCAGAAGTAGAAGCTATTAAAGACAAACACAATACTTTAATGCAGCAGTTAAATCCCATGATTAAAAACATGGAAGCTAATTTGACTATATCTAAGAATAACGCTGAGAATATTGAAAAAATTAAATCAGGGCAAGATGTTGGAGATAGAGGTTATAAACAGCTTTTAGCAGATAATGAAGGTATTATTGGTCCTGTACTAAATAGATGGAAACCCGGTACAAGTAAAGTATTAAAAGGAGATTGGGATGCAGAAGTATACGCAGAAGTAGCTAAGCTAGTAGATAAATATGATGCGTCTACTGGTGTACCTTTTGGAGCTTACTTAAGACAAAACCTAGCTCGAAGAGAAGGTAATATGTGGAATAGGCTACTTGAAAAAGATCACGATTTCTTTACTGAAGAACTTAATGAAGCTACACACATGGAATACACTTCTACTATGGGAGATATAGATATATCTACAAGATCAGAAGTAGTTAGACCTGGTGGTAATAAAATTGGACAGGTAATATCAAAAGAACTTGGTGTTGATGCTACTAAATTATTAGAAGCAGATAGACTTATAAAAAGAACCTTATTAGAAATAGAACCTTCTAAATTAAATATTAAAAATATTGGAGCTCATTTAGTTGAAGTTGATGGTAAACAAGTTAAGTTAAAAGATTATCTAGCTACACAATTAAAAGACGCGATGGGTGATAACCCAGCAGAGAGAAAAGCTTTCTTTGCTAAAAACTGGGACATGTTACAAGCGTGGCTACCTGAGTTTAACATGGCTATGACAGCTGATGGTAAGCCAATTACAGGTGATGCTACTGGTATTCCTAACTCAGTGCTTAAAATATTATACGAAGCGCAGGGTAGAGCAGATTTCGTTTCTACAGGAAAAGGTAAGGGTACAACAATTCAAAAGAAAACTCCTAAAACTTGGGATGAGGTTGTTGAGTCAATGAATGATAGAAATAGAAAAACATTTGAAGACGCGGTCGTGGCTTTTATAGGTAGTGAAATGGCTGTTCAAAGAATGAATGACTTATTATCAGACAAATCTATTGTAGAAGAAGTAGCTAGTAAAGATGCTAGTGTTGCTGAGACAATGGCTTTAGAATCTTATGTAGCTAATTTAGCATTTCAAATCAATGCTGGTAAAGCTTCAGGTTTAATGAGTGCTGAGAAAGTTTCAATGGATAATCTTTCTCAAGAATTAATAGCGGCTAACCCTGAGTTTTTAAATACTCATAAAAGAATGGAAGTTGTGGGGTCTTATTTAAGAGCTAAAGCAAAAGGACCAGAAGCGTTAGAAAAATGGGAGAATGAAAATATTGATGCAGCTAACGCTATTCATTTAGGCATGCAAACTAAGGTTCAGCAAGAAGCGGAATATAAAGAAATTGTTAAGTCAGCTAATCAATTTAAAGAGGTATTAAACAATGAATTTGCAGGTGATGGGGAAATAACCTTACCTAATGGAGAGACTCTTAGTTACAAAGAGATCAGGGAGGAAATTAAAAAGGTACAACCAAGTATAATAGGCGCTAAGAAAATAGATGGAGTTTCTTATAAAACGGTAAAAGAAGATTTATTAAATACTCAATTAGAAAATCTAAATGATTTAAGAGCTTTCTTTCCTAAATGGTTAGCGGAAAAGCAAAGTAGCGTTATGGACGCTTGGCTGGGAGAGGGTTACTCAACTAGTGGTGGTGGTAGACATCAAGATTTAATTAATTATGAAACAGGAGGACCACTAACTGAAGGAACGTTGATGAATTTAGAGCATCGTACTAAAGATGGTCAAAACATTAACATTGATAAAATTCCTTTTTCTAGACAGAAGTACGGTATAGAAAACCAAGGAACTAATAAAGCTGCAAATGAAATTTGGAAAGGTTTAGAGGAGAAATGGGAGAAGTTAATTCCTTTAGCTAAAAAGAAGAAAATGTTCGAGATCCAAGAGCGAATGTTTGCAGAAGGAGCTAGTGTAGAGCAAGTGCAAAAAGAACTTTCAAAAATTTTTACTAAAGAAGAAAATGTTTTAAGACAAGATATCTATGATGCTGTCCAAAAATCTAGAAAAGCTTGGTTAGATTCCTCTACTTCAAAAGAACAATACCTTAGTAGATTAAAAACATTGTGGCAAATTGGTGCAGCTAATACTAATTTAGAAAAAGGAGATAGACAATGGATGGCTAGTAATTGGCTTCAAATAGATCCTAATATAGATTTTTCTAGTGCTAGAGCTAAGCTAGAACATGGTTGGCCTCAAGTAGGCGCTAGTGGAAAGATGGGTAAAATTTGGACTGAATCAGCAGAAGCATTTGATCAACATTTAAAAGATAATAGAGAAAACTATCAAGGTGCTTATGGAATGGAAGGAAAAGGTGAAACCGGATTTTCAGGAGTAGATTTAAGAGGTAGTAAGACTAATATGTCAGGTTTATTAAATAGACTACAAGCTTACCACGAGAATCCTAATACTTTTTATAATGTTGAAACTGGTCAACAACTAGGTAAGTACATGATTGATAAAACTATTGCTGAGTATGTTGGAAAAGAAATAGGTCAAGAGATATCAGTTGAAGATTTATACAATCCAGTTGTGAGATCTGCTTTTAAAGAACTATCTAATGCGAAAACTAACGAAGCAAGAATAGTAGCTTTAACTAAAATAGAAAACGGTTTTAGAAATTTAGAGGCGAATAGAAAAACTAAAAATGATATAGTAAAAGAAACTAATACTACAGTTGTTCCTGAAGTGTTTGATGTAAATACAAAAACAGAAGGAACTAAAAGCGAATTTGCAAAAAACTTATCAGCTGAATTAAAAAATTCTGATCTAACTAAAGAAGAAGTTATTGAAGTCAATCAAAATTTAATTAAGATGAATCATGCTTCTACAAATATTGTTAAGTCTGTTGAAAATAAAAAAGGTAGTGTATTTGACGGAGATGAAGTGTTGTGGATACACGATGTTAAAATTGGTTATACTTTGCCTAATGGTAAAACTGGATGGTTGAGTAACACTGAGTTTAACAAACAGCAGAAAAGATTAGAAAAAAAAGGAGCTACTTGGAATTTTGAAAATTTTAACAACTTAGAAGGTGCTACTGAAGGACCTTTGCTAAATGAGTTTTTAAAACGTATTCAAGAAAATCCTGATCATGTCTTTATATCTACAGCTAGAGCAAATAACCCTCAGATTAGGGGAGAAATAGTTAAATATGTAAATAAAGCAGGAACAGCAAAATATGGTAAAGATTGGAAAGGTTTTAAAGAAGATTATTTAGACACAGTTGAAGGAACAATGGATCAAGGTGGAGAATCTTTAAAAGTAGTAAACAGTCTAGTAAATTTAAAAACTGGAAATAACGCTGCGGGTATTTCATTTAATGAAGTAGACTTTTTTGATGATAATGCTCCTACTACTAAACACTGGGCTCATGCTCAACGTGAAATGAACCTTGGTGGAACTGTTTACACTGTTGTTCATAACTCCAGTAAAGGAAAAATGAGTGCTGAGGTTGCTAGAGAAAAAGGTATATTATTTGAATTGGGACCTGATAAAGCATTAAACTTAATGATACAAGATCAAGCTGGTATAAATGCAGATTATGTTTTTAGTAAAGTAAAAGCTCAATTAAGAGGTAAAAATAAAAGAAAATTTAAAATACTACCTGATAATGCTCAAGACTTTATAGGACTGTGTTACGCGTTTTGTGGAAAAGGAAAAAAAGGAGATGCTCAAATAGAGTTTATAAATGAAACTATTACCAAAGGAATTACTTTAGCTGAGGGAGTTATTGAAAAAGAATCTTTAAGAATAGGTAAAGATTATAAAGCTTTGCAAAAAGCATACCCAGGCATATCTAAAAACTTAACACAAAAAATAGAGTGGGATGCTTTAAAAGATTTTACTGTTGAAGACGCAATTAGAATTCATACATGGAAATCTCAAGGCATGGAGATTGAAGGTATAAGTAAAACTGATTTAGCTAATATTGAAAAGTGGATGGAAGGTAATCCTGAAGCAAAAGCTTATTCACAAGAATTATTAGGATTAACTCAAATAGGTGCTTACAATGGAGGTACTTACCAAGATTTACTAACAGGTAATATTTGGAGTGATTTAGCTAAAACTGTTGATAAAGACATTAGGAATTTTTATATGCAAGGAGTGGTTAATAACCTTGACTTAATGTTTTCTGAGACTAACATGAATAAACTAGAAGCTGCTTATGGTCCTAAATATAGAGCTGCAATGGAAGATCATATTCAAGCTATTAAGTCCGGAAAGAATACAGCTTATGAATTAGGACCTATTGATACTAAAGCTTACAACTTTGTCAATAACGCTAATGGTGCTTTAATGACATTAAACTTTAGATCCGCAACGCTACAGTTAACGTCAGCTTTCAACTATATAAATTGGAGTGATAATAATATGGCTAAAGCAAGTTTGGCTTTTGCTAATCAACCACAATATTGGAAAGATTTTACCTATCTATGGAATCAACTAGAAGGAAGACGAGCTGGTAATAAATTAAATATTGCAGAATCTGAAATAGCAGCTGCTTTGAAAGCAGGTAAACAAAACAAAGGTCAAGCTATAATTAGCTATTTGATTAGCAAAGGATATGCTCCTACTAAAATCGCTGATAGTTTTGCTATTGCTTTTGGAGGAGCTAGTTTCTATAGAAATAGAATTAATTCTTTAATGAAGAAAGGCATGAGTAGAGAAATGGCTCAAGAACAAGCGTTAGTTGATTGGAGAGATGCTACAGAGACTCACCAACAGTCACGAAGAACCGATAAGCTTTCTCCTATTCAAAGGACTCTTAAAGGTAGGATAATGCTTGGGTTTCATACTACTCAAATGCAGTATGCAAGATTGATTGATAAGTCGGTTAAAGATTTGAAAAATAAAAGAGGTAATCCTATTCAACATATATCTCGAATAATTAATTACGGAGCTATTCAACCTGCTGTTTTTGCTGGACTACAAACAGGTGCTTTTATGTTATTGTTTCAAGATGATACTGAAGAAGGAAGAAACAAGAAAATGAAAGAAGTTGGTGAAGGAATAGGAAGCTCTTTAATAGAAGGAACAGGAACTTGGGGTGTTGTAGCTAATATGCTTTACAACGTGGGAGATACTTATTATACAGAGAAACAAAAAGAAGGTACATATCCCGGACCTCAATATTACAAAGCAGCACTAGAAGTATTACGATTGTCTCCTTCTATAGGTGGAAAGGTTAAAATGGGATTAAGTGCGGCATATGATCAGATGTATAAGGATGATACTAAAACATATAAGATATACGATCCAGACAGTCCAGAAGCAGCTTCTACCATGAAAATCATACAAATGGTAACTAACTTACCTACTAAAGAACTTCATGATGTTTATAGGTCGATGTGGGAAATTGGTGTTCAATTTATTGGAGAAGGAGCTAGTGAAATGGATGCTATAAAAGTAGCAGCTGTTGCTTTAGGTTGGCCGTCATGGCAATTAGAAAGTGAAATTGATAAAAACAAAAGAAGAAGTAAAGAAAAAAGCGAAAAAGCTGTTAGAAGAAAAGCGCAAAAAGGAGAGGTTGAAATAGAAGAGGACCTTGATATAGATTTAGATGGTATAAATCTAGATGAAACATTAGACATAGACTTAGATTAAACATGACAAAAATAAGTGAGCAAACAGAAGTCAAATTGGACTTAAAAAGTATAATTAAAATTGTAGTTTTAACAGCGACTTTTGTAGGAATGTATTATACATTACAATCTGATATTGAAGAAGCTAAATCATTACCACCAGCAGTGATAGATAGAATAGAATATGATCTAAAACAAGAGTGGCAAACTAACCATATAATGAAGCTCGAAGATGAAATAGATGAACTTAGAAGTTGGTGTAGAGTTATCGATAAAGAGTTACATATAAAAACAAAAAAGAAATGAATGAGGTATTACATTTGGTAAAAGAATTTGGATTACCCTTAGTGATAGCTATAGGTGCTTTATATGCTTTATATAAATTCTTCTTTTTTAGTGTTAGAGAAGTAAAAGATACATTTACAGAGAGACATGAAATAAACGCTAAAAAAATGGAAGAAGTAAAAGTATCGTTAGCTGAAATTAAATCTGATTTGAAACTATTATTGGAATTTATTAAAGAAATAAACAACAAAAGAAAATGAAACACTTATTAACTTTATTATTAACTTTACTTATTACATTAGGTTATTCTCAATGTGATAACGGAACTAATTATTATCCTAGCACAGTTTACACCCCAAGCGATAACACTTGGAGTTCTGCTTCTAGTTATAATTGGGCTGGTGAGATAATAAGAGTTAACATAATTAGTGGAGACGAATATGAATTTTCTACATGTAGTAACCATGGCGGAGTTTCAGCTTCATATGATACTCAATTAACTTTACGCGATGAATTAGGGGTTGTAGTAGATTATAATGACGACTACACTTCATGCAGTGGACGATCATATATAAAGTATACAGCTACTTATAGTGGAGTTTTAGAAGTTCATTTAAATGAGTATAATTGCGCTACAAATACCAGTTCCACTGAAGTAATGATGTATAAAGCACCTGCTTCTAGTAGTGGAGGGGGAGGTAATACTAATGAAGTTACTATAGGAGATCCTAATTCTACTTTACAAAATGGTAGAGTACCAGCATATGGATATTATGATTATAGTTGGAGCGCTTCTATATACACAGCGACAGAACTTAGTGGTGTTCCTTTAAACATAGAAAAAATTAGCTGGAATGTAGCTAATAGTAGTTCAATGACTTTGAACAATCAAGAAATCTGGATGGCAATGACACCAGAAGAAATATTTAACGATGGCACAATGCCAGATGTTGGAAATGGGCCTTGGGATCAGTGGAAGAAAGTGTATGATGGAACTTTAAACTTTGTACCTGGTTGGAATGAAATAAACTTACAAGGACTATATGGATATGATGGGGTTCAAAACTTATTAGTTAAAGTAGTTAACAATCATGGATCATGGGCTTCTAGTTATCCAGAGTTTCAATATACAGCTAAATCAAATTCAGTTGTATATAATTACGAAGATGGTGGACCACCTTCTCCTATGGGGTATAGAAATTCTTATAGACCTAATACCGTTTTTGGACATCAAGGTGGAGGATCTGCTTTACCCATAGATCTTATTTCTTTTAATGCAGAGTATCTAGGAAATGAAATACATCCTATTGTTATGATTAATTGGACTACTTTGTCTCAAGTAAATAATGATTACTTTGAAGTGCAGCGTAGTGTAGATGTAGAAAATTGGTATACTATAGAAACTGTGACAGGAGCTGGGAATAGTAACAGCCAAATGTCATATAGCGTAATAGATGATGGTCCATTATATGGAATTTCTTATTATCGTTTAAAACAAACTGATTATGATGGACAATACGAATCATTTCGTCCTATGTCCGTCTCAATCAGTTCACAAGAAAAAACAATATATAAAGTATATAATTTAATGGGTCAAGAAATAAAGAACACATATAATGGCCTTGTGTTAGAGTTCTATACTGATGGAACATTTTCAAAAAAATATTACAAATAACAAAAAAACATGGAAGGAATAATAAAAGACATTTTACTTGCTAACAAGATAGCTAGAATGCAAAAAGAAATCAACGCTCTTAAACCAGCTGATTGTGATGCACTTTGTCAAACACTTGCTTTAGCAGAAAGTGAATTTGTTGAAGCAAGTAACGCACGAGCTGCAGCAAGTGAAGATTATGACGCAGCAAGCGAGGATTATGAAACTGCTGTAGCTGACGAAACTCAAGCGGAAACGCAGTTGCAAGAAGTAATAGCCGGTAACACAGAGTGTAAGGACGGGTGTGAACCACTACCTGCAGGTCAAGCTTGTCAAGATGAGTGTGATAATGAGTTTAACGTAGGTGAGGCTCAAACGAATTATGATGAAGCGATACAAGCTGTAAACGAAGCTCAAAATGCAATGGATTCAGCAGAAGATGTATTAAAAGCTGCGGACGCTTTAGTTAAACAGACTGGTGAAGCAGAAAAAGCAGCTGCACAAGCTGTAGAGGATGCCGAATGTACTTGTCCAGGAAAGAAAGCATAAATAAACAAGGAACAATAAGAAATGGGCACCATACCCAAAGTTCCTGTAACCAAAAAAGGGGATCTCAAAACGAGGTCCCCTTTTTAATTTTAATATGTATGTCATGTGGAGCAGGTTCGTCTCCTCCAAAGTATGGATATAATTGATATCGCCGCTTATCATAAACACAATTACGTGGTACATAAACATAAGTACCATCTACAGCTAATTTATAATCCCATCTAAATATAGTTAATTCATAATAATGTTGTTCACATAAACTAACTCTTTTAATTAAATCAAAACTAAATTCTCCATGTTCGTGTTTGAACCAATGTATTTCCAAGCTATCGTTTAACCATCTCCATCCAAATCTAATAGAATTCTCAGTATGATTATCTCCACAATCACTCCAACCTATTAACTTATTAATATCGTATTGATTAAGGCTATCCACTGTAGAGTAGATAGCACTTGAATCAAACGTAATGTCCCAACCGAACATCGTGTCTTTACTATAGTTTAAAGCATACGTCGACTTATGTTGACCTTCTTTTATAGTAAATGTTTTATAATTGTCTGTTATTTTTTTACAACTATTTAATTTCACAAGCGCCACCAGCACAAGCAAGCTCACCAGAAAGATCCGTATTGTCTTCATTTTCTATAATTTTACTAAGATCTACTTGAGTTAAGTGTTGTAATCTATTTATATAGGTTCCTTCATCTATGTCTTCAAAAGGTGCTTGAGTATAAGTTCCCCCATCAAATGGTAATACAGATAACCCATTGTAGTGTTCTCTATTTTTCCACATCCATTCACCAGCATCGTCCCATTCTTCAGCTTTCAAACTCACTGTAGCTGAAACATTATGCGTGTTAGATCCTTTCCTATGACCAGGTGTAACCCATTCGGTAGCTACTTTCTTTATACGTTCTAATAATTGAAAAGGAGATTCAGTTCTAAGTATTGAACCTTCAGGAGCTTTCTGTGGTATACTGATTACAGCAGTATCATGAGGTCTAAAATACTCATCTTCTACTAACATAGGGTGGTTTTCAATTAAGTATTTATACATACTTTCATTTTTACCAACCCTGATCCTACGGATGTAATAATCATTATGCCATGCATGAATACCAGATGAAGTTCCTAATGCCAGAGATGTCGTCCCTGCAGGCTTTACGGTTGTGCATCGTGCAGCTTTATTAATCCCAATCAGTTTCGCGACTCTTGTATTTTCTCTTTTTACTATTTGAGCGGCTTTCCCCATGTCGTATCCTAACACCGTGCCACTCCCAATCCCCGTCATGCTCACTCCAATCAGTGCGTCTTTTTCGGTTGTCTCTTGCCATATCTCTCTTAAATAGTGAAAGTCTGTATAGCCAGCTTGTAATGTTCCAATGAACGCAGCAGCTTTCACTCTGTTGTTTAAATCTTCTTGTGATTCAATATCACTAGCGTTTACTTCACATAAGTTACAAAACTGATATGGTCGTAAAGCTATTTCACAACAAGGGTTTGTACCCCAGTCTTTATCGTTGTTAAAGTATATACCTGGTTCACCAGCTCCAGAAAGTTCTACACGTTTCCAAAGTTTCATAAAATAATCTTTAGTAATCTTATGTCTCATTAATACAGCAGAGTTATTAGCTCTACCTCTTTGTGGATTTGTTTCCCACCAGTTTCCAGATTTACATGATATCATTTCATTATCATCGGCAGAGAATAAAGATATCAATGCTGCTCTCCTAATACCACCTGCTAATACAGCATCTGCTATGTGACATACAATATCGTGAACTTCTACAGTAGTTAATTGATCTCCATCTTCTTTTGATTGTAATATACCTTTTAATTTTACTAAGCATTCCTTTAAAGGTTGTGGGCCAGGAGCTTTACCTCCTGACGTCACTAGCTGAGCACCTTTAGGTCTTATATCTGAATAATCAAAACTAATTCTTGACGATCTTCGATCACCCATATAAGACTTCATTAATACTTTAATTGCATCAGCCCAACCTTCAATTGAATCACCAATTAAAAATCTTCTCCTACGTTTTTCATACGGTTTGTTTATTGGAGGTAATTTATTAACATGGTGGTTTTGAACAGAATAACCTACACCAGTTCCTCCAAGAAGTAAAAACATTACTTCATGAAAGGAATCTACATGGTCAATAGGGAGATAAGCGCAGTTATATACTCGGTTAGGAGATATCTCAATTGGCTTACCGCCGAATTGAAGACTACGCATACTTGGTAAAACCTTCTTTTCATATACTAATTTATAAACATCATTTATTTGATCTTTTAGTTCAGGATATGTTTTAATATGCATTGCTTTATTTCTATCTACTAATTCTTCCCAGGTTTCCCTACGTTTTTCATCAGGTAGATATTTAGCATATTTCATATACACTGTAATATTAGATAAGATTTCACTCGCTAGTTCCATTCTCTTTTGCTTTCTTTTTCTCTTCTACATTTTCCTCCATCTTCTTTTTTAATTGATCGATGGCGTCTTGATAACCTGGCATTAACTTTACGGTTTCAAGTGTTCCAACACCTAATTCTCTTAAGTGTCCTATTTCATTTATTATTTGCTGAAGAACTCTAGTTGCAGCTTCAACTTTGTTCTTCATTTCTATCAATGTCTGTTCTTTCACGATAAATATTTATACACAAATCAATTAAGGGTAAGTAAAACACATGGGATGTTCTGTAATCACCTTCTTCAGTATAACCATGATAGGTTCTCATACCAAGAAGAATACCAGGATAAAATCCTACACTTAAATCCCATTCCATTATTTATATTGTTTTTCAAATTCTATTAATTCTCTATATTTCAAATATCCTTTCTGTTCGATACTCCATTTAATAAACTTATCAACTTGCCTATTTTTATATTGTATCCTAGCTATTGCTTTTTGTTGGAGAGGATGAGGTTTATAGTTGCGTCGCACTCTGTTTGATTTTGTGGTTTGTAAATTGTAAAACCAGGCAAATACATTTGGACATATCTTTTAAATAGTTTCCATCTAATTGGAAAAGATTCATTGGGTCTTCCTTTACATTCTATTATAAAGTCTTTACCTACGAAATCTGGAGTATATTTTATTCCTAAAACGTTTTTATCTCCTCTATTTTTATATTCTCCTTTGCTATTTGCACATCTCTCATATACATCGCTTTGGAATTTAAAAGCATGTATTAGTTCATACGTTTCTCCTTCGTATGTTGCTTGTATTTTAGCAGTTTTTAATGCTTTATACATATAAGCTTCTAACCCTGAAGAGAAAGAAAGACCATCAACGACGGTCTTCTTTGCTCTTACTGGTCCTTTTTTCTTTTTTTTACCCCGCCACATCT